GGACGGCGACCGGAACAAACAGGGAGGAGTGTTCGCTGCGCTCACATTCACCCCCATTCGGGGGTTTCTGTCTGTTGGCAGCGGTAAACCTGCTTGCTCGAAACTAGCATACGCGCAATACATGATTCGTGCTAAAACAATTTCCTGAATTTTCTCTGAATCTCCCATAAACTAATTTCAGCACGCACCCTGTCTGCGGGATTCAAGTCCGTTCCCCGTCTGCGTAAAGCTGCTCTAGCGCGGATACTAAATTTATATCCACACCATTCTGCAATCCATTCCAGCCATGATCCATAAGGACAGGTTTCCCACGCTTCTTTTTGTGATTTACCCTTTGCCCAGTTTCTGGCTTGCGTACAGGCCTCCAAAACGGCAAGTCTTTCATCTAATATTTTACCCATTTCATTTCTCCTATTAACATAATCGCGGTTGCCTCAGTTTTGCAATCTCATCCAATAACCCTCGCTTACTGATCTGGAATGTCGGGTACAGTTTATTGCGCCCGGATTTCAGTTTTATGTGTAAGATTTGGGTGTCAGAGAATTTATTCAGTATGCTTTCCTCATACATGGCCTTGACGGTGCTTTTACCCACGCCCGAAAGGGTTGCCAGTTCCTGAATTGTCAACCAGTCAGGGTAATTGTTATAGAGAGTTTGCCGGACAGCCTGCAACATGTTTTCACGAAATTCACGCATGTTACTTCTCCGTTTTAAGCTTTTTCAATTCTGACTCGGTGGTTTCACGTACAAATAAAACCAGTTCCCGGTAGAGTTTTTCGGGATTGCTTTCGATCATCAGGGTGGTGTATATGTTTTTGGTAAACCACAGCTTGGTAGCATCTCGTACAGGTGTATTTATCGCGTCAACCCAATCGAGTTTTTCATGGGCAGCACAGGTACATAAAATCATCGCATCCGTTACCATCAACATAATCCGGGTGGCGGTTTTTAATGCCGTTAGTTTTTAATGCCGTTATAATATTTGGCTTATGCTGTGTTTGTGGTTTATCGTTCATGTCTGCTCCTATTCTGCTAACTTTGGGTTCTGATTGATACCTGAGTATGGATTTGCAGAGATATGCCCGAAATAGAACGCTGACAGGGCTTTAAACGGGTGTTTCATGTTATTTATTCCTGCATGGCATTAAAACGACTTGTCCAAAGGAACCACGCTTTATATACTCCTGTTAGTGATTAACCCAAGCAAGCCGACCTCCCAGCGGCTTGATTTGGCTAACTTGATTCTCGGTGTGCCAGTATAGCCGCATAAGATAAAACGGCTGCAATAGCAGCGCGGTATTCAGTGGGTGCATTTTGTCCAGCACAGTAATGTAGCTTGAAACTGTTGTCGATTTTTTCAACTTCCAGCCGTCCAGAAAATGCCTGTGGTGCTGCATCCAGAATATTTTGATCTGTGACATCTGTCAGGAAACACTCGCGGAGTGCTTTTTTAACGTCCTGAAATTGATCAGTACACATTCTTGAATCTTGCATGTAATATTGCCGCCAATCCGGCGACGAATACCTGCCGCAATCTGATGCATCATATCCATAATCTGCTGGTTCTAATCCGGGGCGTTGTACTGCATAGTCAGCCAACGCGGCGATCAATACAGGCGGCTCGCCATTGTCAGGTTGCCAGTTCCGGTAATAACCGGCCTTGCTTAATATATTTTTTGCTCTCTTGCGCATATCATTTACTCCTGTTTTCATGGTATAATTCAGGGTACAAAAACCCCAGTTTTAAAGCGTAGATCAGCCTAAAACGCGGGTACTGCCAACGGCAATATCCATCAAAAAATAAAGTGCCGATAAAGTACCAACAAAGGCCAGTAAAAGGATAAGTAGGAATTTAATCACCGTGTAATTTTCCTTAAATCGCGGCTAAACTCAAAACGCTAAAAACAATAATAAGCATAAATACATAACGGGTGAATTTGATTGAAGCGGTCATTATTTATTTAATCCCTGTATACCCTATTAATATATAATTATTAGTCCAGTGTTTATGACAGCTTTCACAATACATTTTTTGCCATGCAAATTCGCCCCATTCTGGAGTGCAGCCAATTTCGGGAATTGTGTAATCCAACATACTAGCCGAACAATATGGGCAACTTAGCGGGTCTTTTATATGCTGTTTATTGGTTTTCATAAGTCAATCCCCAACCACCAGGTGTAAGTTTTTGGTATAGTGGTCATTGTCATACTCCAGTTTCAGGTTAAACACTATTCGCTCATATACAAGCCTAGCGGCTTTTCTCAGTATTCGCTTCGCTCACATTCACCGCTACGCGGTTTCTACTTAAGAAAAATAAGATTCTGTGCAAGATTGATTGCAGCATGTCTGATAGCGTTCTTCTGGTATAAATTCAGTTCCACACCACTGACATTCTACGGGCGACGGTTCATTAGTAAGGGGGTCAAGCCAAATATCAGGACAACCGGTTTCATGGCAGTTAATACCGTTTATTGCTATCGCATTGCAGGATGTACACATAATCACCTACCTTCAGGATTTAATTTCCGGGTATTAATCCGGGCGGTCAACACTCGGTAGCAGACTCGTTAGAATCCGCTACAGGGTGCTATTACATTTATGCGGGCGCCACGGCTGGGTGACAAATAAATCACCGTAATTGTTGTCCGAGTTAGACGGCATTACATTACAGGGATACCATTTGCCGGTTTTGGATTTTACCAGTGCTATAGGGTCACCGCAGCGATTGCACTGTTTTAATCCAGTCTGTGGGCCGATGTATTCAGCAGCACCGGGCAGCCGTTTTGCTCTCATATTCACCTACCTGTAAGGGTTTAATTTCCGAGTATTAATCCGGGCTACACTGGTAGTATAGTCGTATTGTAGAGTATGTCAAGTATTATCTTTATTAAAGACATGCAAAAAGCAGTCATAGGTAAAAACTATCGAAAATGAATAAGCTATTGACTAAGCCTATCAATAAGATTATCCTATACATAAGCCAAACTCGTTGAAAACACTATGTTATCCAACAATCCAACCCCCTTAAAACGCGGACGCGGATACCAGCAAAGCATATCCAGTATAAAAACAATAAACCCCCATAAAATAAAACCCCGCCGGTATAAATAGACATGAAAGTACTCACAGCCAAACAAAGACAGTTCTGCAGAGAAGTTGTCTCAGGCCAATCACTTAGCGATTCCTACAGATCAGCCTACAATACAGAAAGTATGTCAAACCCAACAATTAGACAAGCCAGTTCAAGATTAATGGCAAGAGAACACATAGTGGCAACTGTAGAACGATTACATGCGCAAAAAGATAAGGTTATAGTGGCAACAGGGCTCTCTGACAGGGACAAAACTCTGACCAAGTTACGCGAGTTTGTCGAATCTGCAACGCCGCAAGATTCCGTCAAACTGCGAGCTGTTGAGTTGTTGGGTAAATCGGCTGGTTTATTCAAGAATGATGTTGTTGTAACTAACATAATCAGATCACCGGAGGAGATTGAACAAGAGATACTGACCCGTTTGAAGGCGCTACAAGCTGATCCTGAGCCACAACACATACCACCCGGTACTAACCTACCAGTTAAACAATTGAACTAAGCACACGCTGTTACACCATTCAATTCCCACCTTCATAGATATGTACACGGTAGCAGTACATTAAGTTCACGTCATTGAATACACGAATTACAATTCCAGAGTTATTATGCCACGCGAATATATCAGCGGATTGTTTAAGTGCATTGGTATACTGGAAGTAAGATACCAGAATCAGAATACCGGAACTACAGTTCGTATGTTTATTGCCAGTGTAAATATGGCAGCGATCTGAAAGTGTGTACGGTTTCCTGATAGCGTTTTCCAGTGTGTTAGTTGATACCCCATACCCCCCTTTAGGAGATTTGAGTACCGTGATTATATACATAGTATTCCGCTCAAATAATCCTATCAATTTCAATATTACCCTACATATATACAGAATGTACAAGTCTATTATGCCATGTGAAATCTGTTATGAAATCTGCTATATTTCCTAGGATTAACATATATTTGCCGGTGGTAATGAATATTCTTTTTTTATAATATGCTCAGCTAAAAAAATATTTCTATAAAAATCGGTAATTTAGGCTTGACAGTTTTTGTCAACCCCCTTAAAATTGTAAAATCAAGCGGTAGATTTTCTTTCTTTTCCTAGTAATGTCCTAAGTTTTTCTTTCTTTGCTCTTTCGTAATACCCCTTTTAGGGGTATGGATATTCTAGGACTTAGGAATATACAGTTACCGCGCGGTAGACATAAGGAGGTAATTAATGGCTATTGAACACGAATTGGAGGGCGTTCGAGATTGGGCAAAGTCCAAAATCGACGCAGGGCAAGAACCGCCGTGGGCTTGGTATCAGTACATGAAGTTGGTGGAGGTTACAGAGGAGATTATGGCTTCTCTTGCGGCGCTTGAAACCAAACCGGGCGTTTTTATTCAGGTGGTGAATTCCAACTACCAATCAGCTGATGCTCCAGCCTGTCAAGATGATCATAAACCACAGATGCCTATGTAAAATGACAGGCGTCTTTGCATGTGTTATACTTTGTTTAGGTAAACGGCTTAAATCAATTTCGCCACACCAGCATCTTGATAGACGGCTTATTACCAAGGCCCGCAGGCTCTAAACAGTCTGCTGGGCCTTATTTATGGTGGGTGTAGCTTAACTGGCAAAGCACCGGACTGTGACCCCGGCAGTTATGGGTTCGATTCCCATTGTCCACCCCAATTTGGAGTAATCCGTTATGGAAACCATTAAAGATTTAAGAGTGTGGATGAAAATACTCAACAGGTTTGGCGGCAATATTGAGGATGTCTCGGGTAGTGGTCAGCCCGGTGAAGAAAGGATATCGTTCAGGCTCTACACTGATACCAACAGATATTCATTCACAGCGATTGATAGAGAGCGTAATTCGTATCTCGGTTGTATTGCAAATTCCCGTAAACCACGGGCTGGTGAGGGCTGGAATCGCGGCAGGGATTTAGCAGATGGTTCATTAAGCCATGAAACTTGGATTAAGATTCTGGCTGACATTATCAGTTACGAAATGGTTGCGGTGCATTTACCAAAAGACCCATTGCAGGATTTAAGCGGTGGCTCAAGTACTGGGCCTTCCATTGAAGGTGGAGCGGGCAATGTTTGAAATAATCTTTTATTTACTTGCTGGCCATGCGTTGGCGGATTTCTCCCTTCAGACTGATTCAATGGCGAAGGGTAAGAACCGTAATCGTAAGATTGATCCAAATACAATCCCACCGGGGCAAAAATCTGTTGTTTGCTGGCAGTATTGGTTAACTTCACATGCGCTCATTCACGGCGGCATAGCAGCTCTTGTCACTGGAATTTGGTGGCTTGGTCTAATCGAAACGTTATTGCATTGGCTGATTGATTTCTCGAAGTGTGAGAACAAAATCACGTTACATCAGGATCAGGCGTTGCATATTGCTTGTAAGTTCCTTTACCTGTTCGCGCTATAAGGAGGTTTGATATGTGGTGGATTCTGATTTTATTAATTCTGGCAGCAGCCGGGTATTATTTTTACACCGAGAAGAAAACCAAGGACAGGGATCGTGAGGTCTTAAAGCCCCCGCCGTGGGAAGCGCCGGGTAAAGTCGGGCTTGTCAAGCCGGTCAAAAAGTCTCCGCTTAAGAAAACCCCACCCAAAACAACCAGACCGCCAAAAGCTGGCCCTAAACCACCACCAGATAAACCAGCCCCGAAGGGGTGGTACAGGCAGGGTGGATTTATCTTTCGCAATCCCGATCCCAAGGCTTTGTGGAATGCTTCTGTGGCGAGAAATGCCAAGCGCATTGATTTTGCTTTGATTGGGAAAGTACTGCCCGAACAGGATTTGGGTAATATAAATCTGGATCGGCTGGCGTTTAATGTTTTTCGTATGCCGGATACCGATTTCAGCGCCACTATGTCTTTGACCAGTTATCTCACTAAGGCCTCCATGTTCCTGTGTGATAAAAGCGGCAAGGTCTATGATTATGCCATTGCTGCTGAAGGCAAATACACCAAAGGTGTTTCTATCAGTTACAAGGCAGGCAGTTTTAAAGGCGGCCCGTATGTCGTACAGGCATCCGACGGTATCTCAGCCGGTAGCACCTTCAGTCGGCGTCGTGGTCGATGAAGGCCGTTTATCTTGAATGGGAAGATTCATCTTCGTGTACCGGAAACCTGTGGACTAGAAGACAGCGCATAATGGAAAGTACAGTATCTCATTGCAAAACTATCGGGTTTATATTAACCGAAACCAAAGAATCAATTACCCTTATTACTAGTGCTGACGGTGAGAAAGAAGGCTGTGTTTCCGGCGATATGACCATTCCGAAAAGTGCTATCAAGAAACGCCGCGTCGTGCGTTGGAAAAAATGAGCAGTGCTGTCCGCACAGGTACTTGAACAAATACATGCTTTACCGGTAGCTCAACAGGTACCGTTTCTAGCTTTAATCGAAGAACAGGAAGAAGCCACCAAGCTGCTTAAAGCGCGGGAATCTTTTTTGGGATTTGTCGAGTATTCATGGCCTGCATTTGTTTATGGCAGGCACCACGGAATAATTGCAAATGCTTTTGATCGGATTATAAGCGGTGATTTAAAACGGTTGATAATCACATTAGGGCCGAGATTTACTAAATCTAAATTTTCTTCTTTTTTATTGCCTGCTAAATATATTGGGCATTATCCTGATCGAAAAATTATTCAAACTTCACATACCGCGGAGTTGGCAGTCGGATTTGGCCGTGAAGTAAGAAATTTAGTCGCTACCAAAGAATATCGAAAATTATTCCCAAATACTGTATTAAAAGCCGATTCCAAGGCCGCAGGCCGCTGGAATACCTCCAAGGGAGGGGAATATTTCGCCATTGGTGTGGGTGGTGCAGTTGCGGGTAAAGGTGCTGATTTGCTCATCATGGATGATATTCATAGCGAAAGAGATTTTATTCGTGCCTTGGGTGGTGATACATCCGCCTTTGACGAAGCCTTTACATGGTATCAAACTGGCCCCCGGCAACGACTTCAACCATCGGCGGCCATACTGATCCTGATTACGCGCTGGCACCAACGAGATATTGTCGGCAGATTGACCAAGCGTATGACTTCCGGTACCGGTAAAGAGCAATGGGAGATCATTGAGTTTCCAGCAATTTTAAACGGTAAATCCATGTGGCCCGAATACTGGCCAACAGAAGAATTGCTTGCGACCAAGGAAGAATTATCCCCACAGCAATGGAATGCCCAATATTTACAAGCGCCGACATCGGAAGAAAGTGCTTTAGTAAAACGAGAATGGTGGAACATTTGGGATCGCAAAGAACCACCGGAATGTGAGTTTATCATTCAGGCTTGGGATACAGCCTTTTTAAAAACGCAAACAGCCGATTATTCAGCTTGTACCACATGGGGTATATTTAACCATCCAAACGAATATGGCATAACTACCGCCAATATCATTCTGCTGGACGCTTTCAAAGAAAGGCTTGAGTTCCCATCTTTAAAAAAGAAAGCGCAGGAGCTATACACGTATTGGAAACCTGACGCGACAATCATAGAGGGTAAAGCGTCCGGTATGCCGCTGATATTTGAATTACGTGCTATGGGTATTCCAGTAGCAGATTACACCCCGGTACGCGGCACTAAAGCAAACCCAAACGATAAAATATCCAGACTCAACGGTATCAGCGATTTATTTGCTTCCGGCATGGTTTGGCGACCCGATACTCGCTGGGCTGAAGAAGTGGCTGAAGAAGTGGCTGGTGCTGGTGATAATGACGATCTTGCCGATACCACCGTAATGGCGTTAATGAGATTCAGACAAGGCGGCTTTATCAGATTGGAAAGTGACGAAACCGACGAACCCAAAAAAAGGCGTATAGCGGATTATTATTGAATGATCGAACAACCCTTACAAACACCCCCTTCTGGGGTTTTATCGCAGAATCCGCAAGGGTTGAACGGTGCTGGTATTGAAGTCAGTGTTGAATCCTTTCCCGACATGACCGTTACCGCCGAGGACGACGGCGGCTACATGGTCGATTTCGGCTCACCCGTTATGTTGCCAGTTGCGCACAGCAGTAATCTCGTCCAGTTTCTCGAAAAACCCAGCGAACTAGCGAGCGATTTACTGGAACAATACCAAGCCGATAGGGATAGTCGGGAAGAATGGGAGAAAACCTATATTCAGGGCCTTGATTTATTGGGTCTTAAAATCGAGGAAAGAACCAAGCCGTGGGCGGGTGCCTGTGGGGTCTTTCACCCCATGCTGACGGAATCAGTGGTCAGGTTTCAAGCGCAGACGATCCAAGAGATATTCCCCGCCTCCGGCCCGGTCAAGACCTCGATCGTGGGTGATACCACGGCGGAAAAGACCAAACAAGCCTATCGCGTACAGAATTACATGAATTACCTCGCGACCAAGTTAATGGTCGAATATCGTAATGAAACCGAAAAACTGCTGTTTTCATTACCGATAGCGGGTTCGGCATTTAGAAAAGTGTATTTTGATCCTTCGCTGGGACGTCCGGCGTCCATGTTCGTACCCGCCGAAGATTGTATTGTAAGTTATGGTGCATCAGACCTATCCACCGCACCCAGAGTTACCCACATTATGAAGCGCACCACCAACGATGTGCGCAAGCTACAGGTTTCCGGCTTTTATGTTGATATCGAGCTGCCCGACCCACAGATGGAAGCCGATGATATAAAGCGCAAGTACGATAAACTGACCGGCGCTTCTGCGGATTATGAATTCGACCAACGCCACACGCTGCTCGAAATGCAGGTTGAACTCGACTTGGAGGGGTTTGAAGATACCGATTCACGCGGCTGTCATACGAGAATTGCCCTTCCCTATGTGGTAACCATTGATTATACCTCGTCTGAGATATTGTCGGTCTATAGAAATTGGAAAGAAGGCGATATACAGCATTTAAAACGCGAACATTTCGTCCACTACCAATATCTACCCGGTCTGGGCTTTTATGGTTTTGGTTTAGTCCACATGATCGGCGGGTTGACCAAGTCCGCAACCTCAATTCTCAGACAGTTAATTGATGCAGGCACACTGGCAACTCTGTCGGGTGGTTTAAAAGCCCGTGGACTGAGAATAAAGGGTGATGATTCACCGTTGATGCCGGGCGAGTTCAGGGATGTAGACATCCCCTCCGGGGCGATCAGGGATAATATCGCTTTCATGCCCTATAAAGAACCGTCGGCGGTGCTGTATCAGCTTTTGGGTGATGTCATTCAAGAAGGACGCAGATTTGCCTCTGCTGCTGATTTAAAAGCATCTGACATGAACGCCGAAGCACCGGTTGGAACAACCCTCGCCATTCTCGAACGGGAAATGAAGGTTATCAGCGCCATAACCGCCAGAGTTCACGCGTCGATGGGCAAAGAGCTGAATATCCTCAGTGAGATCATCACCGATTTCGGGCCGGAAAACTATCCCTACGAGGTCGAAGGGAATTTCACCATTCAAGAAGATTTCGATGACCGTATTGATATCATCCCGGTCAGTGATCCAAATGCCGGAACGATGGCACAAAGAATCATGCAGTATCAGGCAGCCCTACAATTAGCCGCAACTGCTCCACAGATGTATGACTTGCCCTTATTACATAGACAAATGCTCGATGTTCTGGGTATTCAGGACACCGCTAAAATTATTCCAACCGACGATGATTTACTGCCCTCTGATCCGGTCAGTGAGAACATGGCGATTATCACCGGTAAACCGGTTAAAGCTTTCATGTATCAGGATCATGAAGCACATATTCGAACCCACATAGCGGCGGCACAAAATCCGCAGTTGCAGGAATTGCTAAAACAAAACCCCAATGCCGGAGCTGTTCAAGCCGCCGCTGCTGCACATCTTTCGGAACATTTGGCCTTTGCTTACCGGCGCAAGATCGAAGAACAACTGGGTGTTGAAATACCCACCGAGAACTTACCCGAAGATATCGAATTGAGATTATCGAGATTGGTTGCTCCAGCGGCTGAACAACTCGCTCGGATTTCCCAACAGCAGGCACAAGAAGATGAAAACGCCAAGAACCAAGATGATCCAATCGTGCAGATGGCTCAGGAAGAACTTCGCATTAAAGGACTTAAAGCAGAATCTGATGCACAGGACAAGCGCGATAAACTCGCTGCCGATGTCACTAAATCCAGAGAAGCCATTAGCTCGAAAGAGAAAATCGCCGCCGGAACCGTTGCTGCGAAAGTGCATGGTGATGAAATGATGGCGAAGAACGAGACCTCCAAACTGAAAGCCCAACAGCACGCCGAAGGCTTTAAAATCGGCTACGGTGCTGTTAAAGAAGCATTGTTTGGCAGCAAGGCTGCTCCACAAGTAGAACAACCTCCAGAAACACCACCTGAGCCGCCACAGGCAAAATCTGAGCCACAAAAACCCCCGCAGGGGGTAGAGGGTGAGTAGCACGCATATCACCGAGATTATCCCTGATTTTGATAAAATGCCGGATTGGGCAAGGGAGGCATTTGAAGATGGTCAATACTTTAATGTTGTTGCAGAGAAAGTTAAGCGACTTGAAGAATTAGAAACAAAGTTTGCAAAAATTAGGGCATTAAAGTCGAAAAGATTATCTATGTTTATTGCGTTACATGGTTATGGTTATGGCAGTAATCACCAGTATATAGACGAAGCTAAAATTAAGGAAATTGTCGGAGAGCAACCAGATGAGTGAGGTAAGTAACGACGCTTTACGGGCCTTGCAGCTAAAAATCCGTGAACACATGAACGACTGTGCCGATACCCTCGCGGGTGGTGGAGTTGTTGATTTTTCCGAATACAAACATTTAACCGGCGTAATCAAAGGATTAGCCTTGGTTGAGCGCGACCTGCTCGATCTGAATGAAAAGATCGAACAAGCATAACCAACAGAAAGCCCGCAAGGGCTGTATGTGAACGAACGGAGTAAGTGAACATGAGTGCAGAACTGAGCGACCCAAAAGTTGCCAGCAAGATGCCGCGTCCCTGCGGTTACAAGTTATTGATCGCCTTACCCGACGCTGAGGAAAAAACCGATGGCGGGATAATTAAATCCGCCGCCGCTGTTGAACTCGAACAGACCGGTTCAATTTGTGGTTTTGTCCTCGACATGGGTAAAGACGCTTATCAGGACACAAAACGATTCCCAAACGGCCCGTATTGCAAGATCGGAGATTGGATTTTAATGCGTGCTTATGCCGGGACGAGATTCAAAATTGATAATCAGGAATTAAGAATCCTGAATGACGATTCCGTGGATTGTGTAATTGACGATCCCCGCGGTGTTACTCGAATCTGAACAATCCATAAGGATTTGCATGAAGGAACTATTATGACCACCGAACAGCAAACCAGCACCGAAGATAAATTCTTCGGCGTAACATCTGCCATCGAAGAAGATGACGATGCCCCCGGCACTAAAGACGCCGCCACGGAAGTTGAAATAATCGACGACCGCTTACCCGAAGATCGTAGAGAACCAGCTAAAGAAGCTGAATCCGACGATGAATTTGAAAGCTACAGCAAGAAGGTGCAAAAGCGCATCGACAAGCTGACGTGGCAGGCAAATGAAGAACGTCGCAAACGGGAGTCCGCTGAGAGAATGAACGAAGAAGCCGTTCGTGTTGCCCAGCAACTCGCCACCCGCAACCAGCGTAACGAGGACATTATTGCCAACGGCGAAGGCCGTCTGGTCAACGAGTTCAAAGGCCGCGCTGCATTAGCTGTACAAAACGCCCGTGCTTCTTATTCAAAGGCGCATGAAGAAGGTG